TCTGGGGTATATGTTTTGCGATATTTGTTTTGAATGTACATAAAAAAAACTCCCTACGAGTGGTTAAGTATAAAGGGCTTTCTTTATACTTGTCTACTTTATAGGGAGCAGATCAAATCAGGTGGCTTTTTGCATTTCTGGAGGTAAAATCATGTGAGTAATTTATTATTAACCAAGAAAAGGTTGGCAAATTACCTTGGAATATCAGTAAGTACTATAGATAATATGCGTGCAACAGGGGAAATACCCTCACATGACTACGAGATAACCAAGCGTGCTATTAAACTCTGGCATCCTGATACAATCAGTAGATGGCTGGAGACTATGAGAGTGAGCAGCCAACCACAATGCAAGCCTAGCAGCATATAGCTCCTAGGCTTTTTCTATTGTTAGCACCCTCCCAAAAAAACGGGTAGGTACTTCCAGAGACCTTTGCCCCCTGCGGGTAGGGAATAGCCCCGATGTCTAGCTAGTTATAAATTTCAAAAAAAGGGTTATAGCAGGTTATAAAAATGAGCCAAAAAAAGAAATATATCAGCCAGTCTGAATTTGCCAAAAGTATTGGTATATCGCAACCTGCGGTACATAAACTAATTAAGGCTGGCAAAATTCCAATGGAGAACGGCAAGGTTATAATTCCTGATGCCATTCACGCGTATAGTAATCTTAAAGAATCGCATAATGTAACAACTGACGATACGCTAAAAAAATCCAATGCCGGACAAATTCATCAACAGGCTAAGGCAGCTTATCAGAGCTGTATGGCCCAGATTAAAAAACTGGAGCTGGACAAACTTAGAGGCGAACTTATTCCTGTTTCGGAAGCGGTTGCTGAATTCCAAATGGTAGCAACTTTGATCCGCTCGGATTTACTGAGTCTACCAAGCCGTTATGCCGGACTACTTGAAGGGCAGTCAATTAGTAAAATTGAGTCTATTTTGTCCGAGGCAGTTAATGATTGCCTTACTAAGTTTCATAATACCAAATTTGATCAATCAGATGATTTGGAAATTAACTAGGTAGATCATGAGTAAATTTCAGTGTGCTAATGAGTTTTTAGCAGTTCTTAAACCTCGGCCGAAACTTACTATTAGCCAATGGGCAGATAAATACAGAATTATTGCAGAAGGTACTGGCCCAGAACCGGGTCCATGGCGAACCAGCAGGGCACCATATTCACGGGAAATAATGGATACCTTTAATACTGATGCCCAGCAGATTGTATTTATGGCATCCTCCCAGGTGGGTAAAACTGAGATTGCCTTAAATATCATGGGCTATTATGTTGATCAGGATCCATCGCCAATTATGTATCTGCTGCCAACAGATGGGCTGGCAGAAGATTTTAGTAAAACCCGTATACAGAAAAACATTGATGCAACGCCAGCATTGGCACAGATGCTGAATAACAAATCCAGAGATGGTGATAACACTATCGGATTAAAGAATTTTGCCGGTGGATTTATTACCATTCATGGTGCGAGTACGCCAGTCAAGCTATCGAGTAAGCCAATCAGAATATTGCTGGCGGATGAGATTGACCGGTTTCCATTAGAAGTGACTCATGAGGGTAATCCATTAAAGCTGGCAATCCAGCGGACAATTAACTTTTTTAACCGCAGAATATTTTATATTTCGACACCAACGGTTAAAGGTATTTCCCAGATTGAGGAAAGGTTTCTAAATAGCGACCAGCGTTATTATCATGTGCCATGCCCAGACTGCGAGCATAAATTTGTGCTTAAATGGAATCTGGTGGAATGGGGAAAGGATGATAAAGGAGCATTAATTAAAGAGTCGGTGCATATAAAATGCCCGGCATGTTTTTTTGAAATCAGAGATAGACATAAATCCTATATTCTTGAGCATGGGGAATGGGTTAAATTCGCCCCGGAAAACGAAATACCAGGCTTTCATATCAGTACACTGTATTCACCGTGGGTGAAATTCGCTCAATTGGTAACTGAATATCTGGAGGCCAAAAAACTGCGTGATCGCCAGAAGCTGAAAGAGTTTTATAACTTGAAACTTGGTGAAGCATTTGAGGAAGATTATAGCGAGATTGAAGTTGGCGAGCTGGAAAACCATCGTGAAGATTATCCTGCTCCATTGCCGGACAAGGTTCTGGTTTTGACCTGTGCAGTTGATGTCCAGGATGATAGGGTGGAATTTCAGTTTGTTGGTTGGGGTATGGGTGAAGAAGCATGGGTAATCAAATATTATGCCTTATATGGTGATTTGACTAGTGATAGTTTCTGGAATGAAATTGATATGCATATTTCACAAGGCTTTAGCTATGCAGATGGCAATGTGTTGATTCCAGCTTGTACTACCATTGATAGTGGTGGGCACTTCACGCAAGAAGTCTATAAATTTGCAAAACCTCGCAAGAACCGCGGGGTTTTTTCGATTAAGGGTAGCTCTAATCGTATGGGGGTGCCGGTAATTGGCAAACCGAATAAGGTCGGCCGGCAAAAAGCGTTGAATTTTATTGTCGGGGTTGATAATGCTAAGGATATTTTACATTACCGGCTAAAGAATCATCATAAGGGGCCGGGATATATCCATTTTCCACGAGATCCTGATGTGGGCTGTGATCAGCGCTATTTTGAAATGTTGCTGTCTGAGCACAAAGTTAGCAAAAAGGTTGGTGGCAGTTTCCGGATGGTGTGGGAAAAAATCTACCCCTCAGCCAGAAATGAATCTCTGGATACCTTTGTGTATAACATTGCTGCGGTAAAAATACTTAACCCGCCGTTTGAAGTACTGGCAGCTGCCAATAACAAACGGATAGCAAGCTTTAAGAATAACCCGGCAGAAGCAGTTACCGGAAAAGTAGCAATTGCCGCAACCCAGCTGGTAGCTAAACCTAAGATCAAGTCTCGCGGGCGGAGAATTATATCTTCGGGGATAAAAAAGGAAAATAATTAGTTATAGACCGTCAGTTTTTACTGGCGGTTTTTTATTGCATATCAAAAATGGAGAAGTTAATGCAATTAATCAAACTGGAAAAAAGGCTTGAATCGCGGGAAACTATGTCAAGTAGAGAAATAGCCGAATTAACCGGAAAAAGCCACCCGCATGTGATTCGTGATATCAAGAGCATCTTATGTGAATTGTATGACATTGAAAAAGATGATCCAAATTTGGTTCATGAATTAAAACAGTATATTAGTATTGAGATTGATTGTCGGGGATATATATCTATGATCTGCCTTGATAAAGAATTAACGCTGATTGTTACCTCAGGATATTCGGTTAAGCAGCGTCAGAAAATCGTACGTAAGGCATTGCTGCTGGATAATTACCAGAATAGACTGATGCTTGCATATGACGATCTGGAGTTGTTAAAAAGCAATGGTTCCATCTGGGGTAAGGCAGGAGCTATCCAGCGTAAACAGAAGCAGGCGGCACAATCAAGGCTGAAGAAGTTGCTGGACGAGGTGCAGCAGAAGCTTTTTTAATTTGTATAGCAATAGGAGTTTTGTAATGTTGCTTGAAGTAATCAGGGATTCTATAGCGTTACAGGCAATGTTTTATATTTTTATCAGGGGATTACTGATAAAAAATGTCATGAAGTATTTACCTAATATTACTGACTTTATAAGGCAGATGAAAGACAAGTAAGGGAAATACATACAAATACATACAAATGTACCGCATGGTGCTATAATTCTATACTGGATAATTTTATTTAATAGGAGTATAGATATGAGAGCAGCACTAGGCTATATTGTAAATAGCTTCTCATCTCTCTGGGATCCTTTGGACTCTGTACCTACAGTTAAATTAAATAAATATAAGCGGATTCAACCACTAACAGAGCAGGAAATTACAGTTAGGGTTGTAGCCGGCATACGTAAAAGCTGGGTTGAGGTTGGTAACCTTATGAAAAAAGCATTTAAAAAATAAAATAATTTATTAATAAGATTCAAGCAAAGCGTAAAACGTCAATAATTGAGCATAAAAATGAAAATTAAATATGCGAGCATAATTTCTAAAATTGCCGATAACTACCTACATACTACTAAGGTCTCGCTTAATAACGAGCTTTCTATTCGGAATAAACAAAACTCCAGTTTATTCCCTTATCGTGGGCAGTTTACCCCTGATTTTGTATCTATATTACTCCAAGAGCATGCTAAAAATGATTATGTGGTATTAGACCCATT